TCGGAGCACTGGGTTGTGCAACCACATCTATAGTGACTATTTCAAAGTCACTTACATGTCCTGTTCTATCATCTACATTGCCGCTACCGCGGCTGGATACTCCCAGTTTGATTCCAGATTGCAGCAGGGTCTTGATCAACTCGCCCATGGGGGTTGGTAAAATCTTTAGTTTGCCGCAGCCGGCTTCGCCGTCCATCCACATGTTTTCAACACTATGGCACACACGGTCTAGGTTGATTTTGAGATCTTCTGGGTGATCTACTTCGCCTAGTACTGAGTTGCCTTCTTTAATCTGTTGATTAATAGTGCCGACTGCTTTGCTGATTTCGTGCAAGGGATATATTCTGTCATTTGCATTGCGCTTGTTGCCTTCAATGCAGATTCCTTTGAGGTAGAGATTCTTACCCTGGCCATCAGCACCAGATTCTTCAAGAACCTGGATGTTGGCCTGTGTAAAGGTAAGTTGTTCTCTTAGGGTTTTCATCAATTATCCGCGGGCCACAGGGCTCTTGGTGTTGACACCAGCTGCTTGACCCAGTGATGGTTTTGTTGCTGCTGAAGGCCGTTGTGTGCCTTGTGCAGGTGTATTACCCACTCTACCGATCAGATCTTTTGTGTTGTTGCTGTAGGCTGCTGTGTCATGACGGCCGCCCATTTCACCACCTGCGTGTACTGGCTTTACTGAGTTGCCAATTGGACCTTTAGCGCCAGCATTTGCTGCCACTGTGGACTTTTTGTTGACTCCGCCTTCTTCGCTGGTGACTGGCTTTGGTGCTGCTTTGAGGCTCACCGCTTCCATCATGCCCATTTCTTCTGTGTCGTCAACTTCAATAGCGTCGCCACCTTCTTCAGGTCCCATGTCATCGCCGTTGCCCATGCCGTCACCCATGTCGTTGCCGCCCATCATGTCTTCAAATTCGGCCATCAACTGGTCCAATTTGTCTTCAAGATTCATGATGTCGTCTTTGGTGGCAGGTTCGTCACCGCCTTCATCGCCCATGCTAAAGCCTTCTTCGCTGTCACCAGCATCAGCAGCGTCTTCTTCGTCGCCAAACTCGGCAGCGTCGTCTTCGCCTTCCATGCTCATGTTGTTTTGCTCTTCAGCCTCAACATCATCAATAAGTTTATCACTGGCGTCGTCGCCCATCATGCCTTCTTCAATGTCTTCTTCTTCATCAGCTTCTTCAGCCATCAAGTTTTCATAGATCTGGCGACTTTTTTCCACAACAATGTCGTGGAATAATTCGCGAGCTTTTGCGTCTTCATCATTGATTACGAATTCAATCAATTGTTCGAATTTGTTCATAAGGTACTCTCCTATAGTAAAGTGTGCTGTTATTTACACTATACCTCAAAAGTACACGGTTTAAGGGGGTAAAATGGTGATAAATTACATCGGCGCCGCAGGGGCCGGTGCATATTGTTGACGAACCAGTTTGAGTTTGTCCTTGAACTCCACTGTTCTTACGTCATTCATCTTGCGCAACTTGTTGAGTTGTCGCAGAGTCAGGTGAGTTTTACGCAGGTCACCAATCTGTGTTTGGCTGTTGTCCTGGTCAAGGCTCTGATAAGCCTCAGGTTCTTTTTGCCAAAATTCTTGTAGTATCATGCTAGTATTTATGCAGCCGGGGCTGCACCAGCGGCCGGCATTACGCCACCTGGGGCTGAAGATACCGGAGCACCGCCAGTGATGCCTGCATCTGCGCCTGCGGGTACCATGCCAGCAATTTCTTCACCAGTGGTCACGTCAGATTCAAGTCCGCCCGGAGTTATGCCCACGCTGCGCAGATCTTGGCCGGACTGTGTTTGCATGTCTGGCTCGTCGCGCTCTTCACGCCACATTTCTTCATTTTCCTTGATCTCATCTTCGGTCAAGCCCAGGAAGCGTTCCAGCATAAAGCGTTTGCTCATGTAGGCCAAGGGCTCCATCTGCATGAATGCCTGAATACGAGTGTTGTCCAGCTCGCTTTGACGATAGCTGGCAAAGTTTTGCGGGGCATTGAATCCAATACTGAACAGGCTGGAATCAATATTGAATCCGCGCCACTTCAGAAACATCTTGAATTCGTCGTCGAGTTTTTGTGACACTAGAGCCTGCAGTCGCTCGCAGTACTGGTTGAATCTGTACTCTTGTATCAGGGCAGTGCCCACTTTGCCGTCGTTCATGGCACGATCTGAATCGTCCGGACCAGTGGGCAGATAGCTGGAGGGCACACGCAGACCGCGGGCCATTTTGTTGTTGAAGTATTTTAAATCGTCAATTTCGCCCAGATTTGAGCCACCAGCCAAGGTGTCTACTGAACTGCCTCGGCCTTCTGCTGTTTGCGGAAAAAAGTAGTCTTCGTTGATGCTGAGTGGATTGTAGCTGGCATCCATCATGTTTTGCCCGCCACCTGTGACGGTGGGGATTCTGCGCTGATGCATTTCATTTTTCACACGTTCCACAAAGGCCATGGCCATGTGGCTGGGCATGTTGCCCACGTCAATCTTGAACACTCTACGCTCAGGCGCACGGCTCACACGATAGATAAGAATAGCATCTTCCAGCAGTTCTTTTTGCTTGAATACCTTGTAGATCTGCTCCAGTACACTGCGTCCAAATGGCCAAAAAACGTCTAGACCTTCGTTCAGGCTCATGTGTACAATGTGCTTGGCATCCAGGGTTGCTTCGTTCATGGCATGCATAAAGCGGCTGTTGCCGCCGCCAGTCATGCCTGCTGCGCCGCCTGCACCGCCGCCTGTGTAGTTGGCTGCGCCTCCCACACTGCCTGTGACCGGGTTGGTCAGGTAGTCTGTGGTGGTTTTTGCTGCCACAGTCATGTTTTGAAAGTTGGGGTTGATGTCACGAATCACATACTGTTCAGGACGTTTGCCTTCTGATTCGTTCACAATGATTCTCATGACCTTGCTCATGTCCACCCACATCATTTCAAATGTTTCTGGGTCACGCACAAACACCTGATCACCGTATTTGATACAGTTGCGGAACAGTTTGAAAATGCGTTGGTCCAGCTTGTTCAGCTTGCACCACTGTTGCATCTGCTTCTTGATAATTTCTACTTCGTGATCTGTGGGCTTGTCATTGTACTTGACCTGAAACGGCGTGCCGTTTTGCTCGTTCATCTGTGTGGAGAATTCAGCAATGATGTCTAGACAAGCATTGATCTCTGAGTCCATGTCCATGTTCTCGTACTGATTGTAACGTTCAATCCGATTGGGATGACCCGAGTACACTTCAGGAAGTCTGCTGGCATAGTTGCGAAACACAAAGTCAGCTTGTGCAGTGCTGTTGGTTCCGTCGTTGCGAGAATAGTCCGGTAACCCAAATTGATTCTTGCCCGAAATAGGACTCATGGTGCCTGATGTGTCAGCCACCTTGAAATACTTGCGCCAGCCGGGTTGTTTTGTTTCTGCCATAGTAGTTTATTTACCGTGATTATGCTTGTTGGCGCAGGATCTTTGTGGATATGTCGTTGCCAGATTTGGCAGCGGCAACTAACTCTGACAACATCATCAACATTTCGGTCATGCCGCTGTTGCCTTGATCTGTTTTTGTTTGACTCATCTGGCTCAGCGCAGATTTAAACTCATCTGCAACTAACTTGACTGTGGTTTCAGTACTGGCAACTACCTGCTCTGTTAGTCCGTTCAACTGTTCAGCTACAGCGTCAAATCCTGAATACAGATTGTTTGTGCTCAGACTCACCGGCACAGCACCATTTTCAAGTGGTATAACTGCTTCAGGGCCGTGCATGGTCATAGGGTATCCGGAGCTGGGTCCATTAAACATGCCGCCTTTTTTGGCCTGCTGAAACATTGATAATTCTTCTTGTCTGCGTTTAGTCAACCCTGATAGCTCAACAATTTTTCCAGATCTTGAATCCGTAGCTTTGTTGTATTCCAGCAACTTTGCAGCAATTTCTTCGTTGCTTCTTTTTCCGCCGCCGGTGAGCTGATCCAATCGGCCAATACCAGCATTATAACTAAAAGAAGTTAGTGCATCAATTTGTCCTTGAGTCCAGTTGTATTTTTTATTTTTTCCATAAGATAACACACCAGACACTGCTGATTGTAAACTATTAGTTAATCTATTTTCTGCTTCTTCTTTGGTGATGACTTCGTCAGGACCATTGGCTTTGGTACCATATCCGTTGGTATATTGTTTATAATCCCAAAATGCCTTGGCAGTAAATTGTTCAGTTGACTTGATATAATTGAGTAATCGATCACTGTAGGAAGTAACAGGTGCTGCAGATTGAGCTGGTGCTGATTCAGCTGCTGGTTTATTTTTACCAAGAAAACGATCTGAATCAGCTGCCATCACTGCTCTTGGGCTAACTGGTTTTGAAGATGTTGCTTTGGCGGCCGGAGCAGCAGCCGGAGCAGCAGCCGGAGCAGCAGCCGGAGAACCTACTGGTGTGCCGTCAGTATTATGTGTTTTGCCATACTGACGGTCCCACTCAAACTTTGCAGCCATGCCCAACATTGGTCTCGAAGGTGCTGGTCCAGCAGGTGCAGCAGGTGCACCCCTGGGTTTGTCAGCTAGAGCAACTAGATTACCACCACTTCCGGGTTTGGTAGGACCTATTTGGCTACCAGGTTGACTTCTTGGTTGTTGACTGGTACCGCCACCGGGGGTGCGACCACTTGTTGTGGTCTTGTTTCCGGCCAAGATATTCAGAGCATTAGCAGCGGCTGTGCTTGCTTTGGCCAGCACAACCATAGATTCAGTGCTTGCAACAATACCTTCTTTGATAAAACGTTCAGTTGCTTCGTTGCCTTTTTGCTGTGCTATTCTTAGGGCTGTGGCGGCCTTGACCGCTGGGTCCATACCAAGTCGTTCTTTTTCTATTTCGGCTTCGGCTTTTTCTTGTTCTAACGTCAGGTTTCTTTGTGAATAAATTCCCAGCCTCAAATATCCAGCAAAGTCCCCAAACACATCCCCAAACACGCCGGCCTTGGCAAGAAAGGTATTATTTTTGGCTGTGTCTCCTGCTGCTTTTCCCAGCACTGTTACTGCTTCTGCTGCCTTGATCTGTCCTGCACTGATTCTGTCAGACACCACCATGGCCTTGCCTTGGGTCGCTATATACAGTTTCTGCGCAGCATCTGTATTGATCATGCCGGTTGACAAATCACGAAAGCCCTGTGCTGCTTGTTTGCTCTGGCTGTTCAGCATGACGTTTGCAATTTCAAGTTCTTTGGCTTCTTTGACTCTGCCGGTGGCACGAAGTTCCTGAAGTTTGGCTGCAAACCGTTCTTCGCTGCGAGCCGCTTCCATGGTCTCTTCCATGCCTTTGCGGGTTTCACCTGTGATCTTGCTCAATGCATCCATTTCCAGGAGGTATTTGTTTGTGCCTTCGGCCAGCTCCTGTGTTGATTTGTTTTGACTCAGCCCTATTCTGGATTGCAGCTTCAAATAGCTCATTGCACCTGCATTGATCTGTTCTTGGCTCAAGCCGGTGTTCATCAGTCCTTCTTTGAACTTGTCCATGCCTTCAACCACATCAGCAAAGGCCTGACGACCCTGATAGACTGAGCCTGAAAACAGTGCTAGATCTTTTGAATTTGCTGCAATTAACCCGGTGTACTGGGCAATATCATTCATGCTGATACCCAGCTTTTTAGCATCCTCAAACAGTCCATCCATGCCGTCAGATGCTGCTGCACCAGACTCAGCTAGGTCTTGATATCCTTTGTACAGCTTGTCCGACATTTCATTAGCAGCTTTGACAAATTCGCCCAGGGCTGCAATACCAGTAACCACTACTGCTGCCAGCATTCCTAAAGGACCTCCTAGCAAGAACAGGCCGACCGCTGCGGCCTTGGCTGCTGCGGTTAACGAATCAACTGAGTCATTGAATGCTGCTGCACCTTTTTTGCCCTGGTACATGGCACTGGCTGCTTGGACCATGGCCTTGCCTACATCAATAGCTGCTGTTTGACCCTTACCCATGGCCTGGGTAAAATTACTCAGGCCATACTTGGCTTTCATAGCCGCATCAGTAACGTCGTTGTTTGTGCTCTGTGACAGTTTGCCATAGCGCTCAAATTCGGCGCTGGCCCGTGCCAGTGCGTCTGCAAATTGTTGTGCTTCGAAAGTTTGTTCAGCCATGTTTTGTGCCCATAAGTAGAACTATATTTATAGGTAATCTATGACCCAATCTGCTAACCCTTTACGACAATATTTTCGCCAACCTGCAATTTATTTGCGATTGCCCACCAGTGGCAACTACTGGCCTGAAGGATCTATCAATATCCCGCCCAACGGTGAGCTGCCAGTGTTGCCCATGACAGCCATTGACGAAATTACATATCGCACGCCGGATGCCTTGTTCAATGGACAAGCTGTAGTGGATGTGATTCAGAGCTGTGTTCCCAGCATCAAAAATGCCTGGCATGCACCTGCTCCCGACATCAATGCCCTGCTTACTGCTGTGAGAATTGCCAGTTACGGTCATAACATGGAGCTCAATTCCACTTGTCCAGCCTGCACAAAAGAATCAGAATACATGCTGGACCTGCGAAATGTGCTAGACCAGTTAAAATCTCCAGATTTTGATACACCTGTTGTCAGCGGTGATCTAGAAATTAGATTCAAGCCCATTGACTACAAAACTCAAAACACCACAAATCAAACTCAATTTGATGAACAAAAAATGATGCAGATGCTGCCGTCTGCAGATCTTGACGAAAAAGAAAAACTTCGCAAAATGAAAGAAGTTTTGC